TTTTTCAACTAAAACATACGGACACAACATAGGACTTGCCTGTGTGTTTAGACAACCCAATGCGGATCATTCTCACTGTCATCTATTGCATGGATACAGTTTGCAATTTAAATTTACATTTGGTTGTGACAAATTAGATAATAAAAATTGGGCAGTAGACTTTGGAGGACTAAAACCTTTAAAGAAATGGTTGGAAGATCATTTTGATCACAAAACTGCATTAGATATGAAAGATCCTCATCTTGAAAAATTTAGAGAACTTGAAAAATTAGATCTTATGAGCATTGTTCTTTTTGATGGTGTTGGTGCAGAGAAATTTGCCGAACACGCCTTTAGATTTGCAGACAATTTAATTACAGTCAAAACAGATGGAAGATGCTGGGTTGAAAGTGTAGAATGTGCAGAACACGGAGCGAACAGTGCCATCTACTCTAGAGGATAAGATCCTAATAGACTACAACAATAAAAACGTCAAGATAGACATTTACGATACACCATTAGGCAAAAGATTCATAGAAGCACTTCGAGATAATCTTGTAGAAAAAAGAATACTTGAAAAAAACTTCTGTTTCCTAGGTTGGGCTAGTTCCACAAGAGATTTAAACTTCCTATGCGGAGAACTTAATAAAAGCATAGAACAAATAAATTCATTTGCATTTGACCCACCATACGAACAAATACATCCATTTAGATCCGACGACTTTCAATACTCTGCAAAACTAAAGACAGGACTTTGTCCAGACGGAGATGAGATGTCCAAACCCGGTCTACGATTAAAACATGATGCTTGTAATTTATTGCACAGATACTTTGAAGAACTGCAAGGCACAGCATGGGAAATATCCGAATACTACAAACAGGCTGACACAGAAACAAAGTATGCAATAAGACAACTTAATAATATATGCCATGAGATAGAGAGTTGGGTATTGTCATACAGAAAAAGCATAGTAGATAATGAATGGGTACGACCTTCTCAGATCACAACTTTTTTAAATGCTCCAAGATATGATTTACACGAAAAAGATTTTGAACTGTTCAAACACAATCGCTATGACAGAGAATTAGGTGGTGTATACCTGCATTGGTCACAGGTTGGCAAAACACTAGTAGAAGTTTACAGAGACGAACACGCACCCAAGATGACAGAAGCATTGTGTTCAGAGATTAATCATCAAAAATACTATTCTGGAGAATTTGACATAGAATGGGGGAACACAATCACAGAAGCAAAACACGATTTTAAAAAACAAGAAATAGAAGGCTTCAGAACGTGGCTCAAAGAAAATGATTATGACTGGGAAGATCCTAAACTTGCATTAGGCTACATTAAAATTGGTCAGGTAGATTTAGAAACATCTTTTCAGAATCGTCCTTTCAAATTGATATACGAAACAATGAAAGATAATTTAAATATAAAAAATATTACAATCAGAGGTGTTGGAATACATCAAAATGATTTTCCTTACACACTAGAAAGCGACGATTGGAAACAGATACAAATGGAAGGATTAAAAAGAGGCTATGAATCACGTAGTATGCGTTAAATGGGGGATCAAATATCCTTCGCAATATGCCAATGTGCTGAACAGCATGGTCAAGCGACACACCACTGTGCCTTTTCAATTCTATTGTCTTACAGATGATCCTGCAGGATTAGATCCAGAAATAAATGTTATTAAACTGCCAAAAGATCCGTGGATCAAATCATGGTGGAGCAAACTATGGATGTTTGCACCCGAAATGCCACTGAAAGGCAACATGTTATTTTTTGATCTGGACGTTGTGATATTCGACAACATAGATCCGTTGTTTACACATCCAGGCAAGTTAAACATAATCAGAGATTTCAATAGATGCAGAATACCAGATTGGAAACTTTCAAACTCGAGTTGCATGAGATGGGAGGCAGGCACAATGAATTACTTGTGGGACGAGTTTAAGGCTAGATCAGCCGACATCATGCAACAGAATCATGGAGACCAAGACTGGATATCCAAAAGGGCCAGAGACGATATCTCATGGTTCCCAGATGAATGGATCAGAAGTTACAAATGGGAACTGATAGGACTCAAGGATACCAAACTGCTAACCAACAAGGATGGCAAGAAGTGGTTCAGAGAACCTGTGAAAATATTACCTGGTAATCGTGTAGCTGTGTTCCATGGATCACCAAACCCTATGGAAAGTGCAGACTCTTTCGTCATTGACAACTGGAAGTAAATTTTAGTACAATTAACGTACCATGGAAAGTAAAAAATACGGCAAAATTAAAATTAAAAAAATTAGCCCGGTACTAGCAGATATACCTAAGGATTGTGGATATGAAAAACAATTCGAACACAACATCGACATGAATTCAAATGGCATAATGGCAGATTGCATAGAATGGTGTCAAATCAATTGTACGGGCAAATGGGGTTGGTGGTTTGAGCAGACAGATTTATATGATCCTATGCGCCATAACTGGGAGGACCAAAACAGTTATATGAGTTTTGAAAAGAAAACAGATGCAACAAAATTTTGGTTAGCAATCGGAGTTGCAAACATGGGTCGACTAGAGAGGTAAATATGGGTATGACAGTATTCACGGTAACAGACGAAGCAAAGAATCAAATGACTAAAATGTTAGAGAAAAATCCAGGCAACTATGCTGTGGGTCTAGCAGTGCTAGGTGGCGGTTGTGCAGGATTCAAATATGATTGGCAGTTAATAGGTAAAAAAGAAGAAGTAAGCAAAGACGATGCAATGGTTGAATGGGAAGGCGGCAGATTTATTGTTGATGAGATATCTCTACTGTACGTATCTGGAACAACCATCGATTGGAAAGAAGAATTGTTTGGATCGCAATTTACTGTTGAGAATCCTAATGCATCATCAGGTTGTGGCTGTGGAGAATCCTTTGGAATCTAAATGGATACAGCATTCATAATAGGCAACGGTGAATCAAGAAACATATACTCAATAGAAAAATTAAAAGGCAATGGAATAGTGTATGGCTGTAATGGCATATACAGAGATTATCCCATGCTGTGTGATCACATAGTGGCAGTAAATTCTCCCATGTATGATGAACTTGCACAATGGCATAACAACGGCAAAGAATCTCCACAGATACATGGAATAGATGATATATCCAAATGGAATTACATCTGTCAAGGTGACGACGGAGAAGAAGTGCCTGAAGGATTAAAATTATATAGATTATGGCGTGGTGGTGATATCAAAAAAGGCGGCAGAATTAGAACAATAGATTTTTCAGAGAGTAAAGGCTCCGGCATGAGTGCTGTGCTGATGGCGGCAGAGTCGGGCATAGAGAATGTTGTTATAATGGCATTTGATATACTAGGTGCCCAACAATGGGAAATGGAAACTCCCAGCAGAATACAAAATAACATCTATAAAAATTCTCCAAACTATCCAGACAGAGAAAGTATGAAAGCATATCTAAAATATGAATGGATGTATCAACTAAGACAAATCACTAGAAAGTTTCCTAGTACAAATTTTTACTTTATCAATCGTAAAGAATATCTATACGGCAATACTTTTCTAAGATGGTACTTGGATCAGCCAAATGTTAAAGCAGGCATCTATGCGGACCTAAAGAGATGGGTCGATGGATCACGTGATAGTATTAAATGGCTTGAACTATAAAGTTTGAGTTGAACTAGCGTCTATCTTATAAACCTTACGCATTTTTACACCTACCTTTTGTGCATACTTCTTTGTATCGCAATATGAACAAACGTGTTTATAATCATTACTTGCTCTATCTGGATCGACCTTTGCTTTGGGCCTTAAAAATTGTCCATTACAAGAATCACACTTAAACACATACACCGTATTCTTACGGTGAAAGGTATGGTATACACCTAATTTACTTAGGCGTTCATACAATCTCATAGTTTTTAACGTTTCTATGAACATATTATTATTTAATAAATAGCAGTATAGATTATATGGCACGTTTAACGATAGACACAGGAACAGCTGGAAATTCAGCAACAGGCGATACTTTACGTACCGCTATGACGAAAATCAATTCTAATTTTGCAGAATTGGCAGGTGACCTACAGATGTCAGGCAATACTCTTTTGAGTGCTGACACAAATGGCAATATAATATTGGATCCAAATGGCACAGGACAGGTACAAGTCAATGCAGATAGACTGGTGATCAAAACAACAAAAACTGCAACTGCTGTTGGAAATACAGGTGACGTAGCAGGATCTATATCTTGGGACGCAACGAATTTATATGTATGCACTGGAAACTATGATGGTTCAACAGTGATATGGAAAAAGATCACACTAGCGAGTATCTAATATGGCCCGGCAAACAATCAACATTGGTGCACTAGCTGATGACGGAACAGGCGACAGTATCAGAGTTTCAGGCGTAAAGATAAACGAAAACTTTGCAGAATTATACACTGAGAACTTTGTACAATCAGACATACATTTCATACAAAACGAAATCAGTTCCACAGTATCAAATGCAGACATAGTTTTGTCAGGCAACGGAACAGGCATTGTTCGAATGTCAACAGCATTAACCATAGACTCAACAGTAAGAATGTCAGACAATGAAATTACAACCACTTTATCAAATGACGACTTGGTATTAAATGCTTCCGGAACGGGCATTGTAAAATATGGATCCACTCCTGATGTGGACGGTGGAGAAATAGACGGAACACCTATAGGTGCAACAACACCAGCGGCTGGAACTTTTTCAACATTGAATAGTAATGGCTTTGCATTAACTGTTAATGGAAAAGTAACCATTGCAGACAGTCTGATCACAACAAATACATCAAATGCCAATCTAGAATTTAGTCCATCCGGAGCTGGATATGTAGAATTGTCAGGTATTCGATTGCCAAACACTGTTGGTGCAGGAGGAGATTTTGTAAAAACAAACGGCAGTGGCATACTATCATACCATACAGTAACACAATTTACCGGTACGACAGGAGGTGCATTAATTAATGTTTCAGATATCAATGACGGCACAGCAACATTGTCTAACTCAACAACAACAGCTATTGACTCATTCAGTGCAACAACATACAGAAGTGCAAAATATCATCTGCAGATTTCAGACACAACAGCAAATAGATTTACAATAATAGAAGCAAATGTCACTCATGATGGAACAAATGCATACGTCAGTACATTTGGTGCGGCATCAAATGGTGATGGTAGCGGTGGATCTACAATATATGACTCTTTGGATATATCAGCCGATATTAACAGCGGTAATGTTAGGTTGCTAGGAACAGTAAATAACACTAACAGTCAGGTTATTAAATTTGTAAGGAGACCTGTTAAGGTATAATATGGCACAAGAAACACTAAACGTAGGATTAAATGCAAATGACGGTACAGGTGATACTCTGAGAGGTGCCATGCAAAAAGTGAACACCATGTTCACAGAGTTGTATGATTCACCAATGTTCTCCGCTAGTATAACAATCAGCGATAACAATATTACAGCCAATAGAAGTAATGATGACCTTGTGTTGACACCTAGTGGTTCAGGAACAGTAGCAGTACCAAAAATTATCATAGATGAAAACATATCCATAGAAGACAATGAGATACAAACCACACAATCCAATTCAGATCTTTTATTATCTGCTTCAGGATCTGGAAAGGTTAGAATAACCAATGTAGATATTAACAGTGGATCCATAGACGGAGCAGTCATAGGAGCCAACACAGCCGCGGCAGGAACATTCACTACAATCACAGCGAACACATCAATGACCATTGATAATGTTACAATATCAGACAACAAAATTTCAACAAATGTATCAAACAGCAATTTAGAATTAGCCGCTAACGGCACAGGAAAAGTTTCTTTGAGTGGAATACTATTTCCAAATGCAGATGGTAGTGCAAATCAAATATTAAGAACAGATGGGTCAGGTGCATTATCATTTGTTACACTGACAGCATCATCCACATTGACTCACTCCGATATTAGTGATAACACAGCCACAGTGGCTACGTCTACAACATCACAGATAGATTCATTTAATTCTGCCACACACCGAAGTGCGAAATATTTCATATCAATAGCAGATGCAACAAATGGCAGATACGAAATAGTAGAAGCCAACGTGATACACGGTCCAAGTGCTGACAGCACAATTGAAGCATATGTAACTGTGTTCGGAAACACAGGATCTTACTCTGCACCACTATGCACATTCACAGCAGATGTAGATGACGGTCTTGTAAGGCTGTTAGCAACAAACATCAGCAATAATAGTTGTGTGTTCAAATTCCAAAGAACGTTAATAGACCTATAATTTTACATTCGGTTTATAAAATTTAGAATAAATAATCGTAACAAAAGGATTATATAAAGCATGGCTAAACAAACAATAAACATAGGTTCTAGTGCAAATGACGGTACAGGTGATCCGTTAAGAACAGCATTTGATAAAATCAACGATAACTTTGACGAATTATACGGAACATCCTTAACTGAAAGGGTATCACTTGATACTTCTCCACAGTTGGGTGGTGATTTGGATGTTGTAACTCACAGCATTGTTTCAACTTCAAATAGAGATATTGTTTTAGCACCAAATGGTACAGGTGCAGTTAAAGC